GAAACTAGGTGTAACCTTCGTTGGAAAATACGCAGAGATTTGTGAAGGGATAAAAGTAACAGTACCACCAAATCAAGTTATACCACATACGCACGAATTAAAAACAAAATAATGGGCAAGTCAACGAACCTTGTTTTTCCTGCCCTAAATTATTTTACTTTTTATCTTTTTTCTTTGTCAGTTTCTTTATTAAGTTTTTTACTATCGGTTTTACAAGGTTGAGAATAATTGGTGTAGTCGCAGCCACAGTAGCAATAGCAGCAGTAGAGACAACAGTGCTAAATTCTGGGAGGTACTGATCTTTGAAAGGAACGTCCTCATACAACGTGGTGCATATAGTTCCATCTTCGCTTCTTTTGTGTCCTACAACACGTTCCAGCTTCTTTTCGTTACGAAAATCTCCTACTCTTTGATCTTTTTTACCAGGACATTCTACAAATACATCTTCTTTTTTCTTTTCTTTTGGTATTTCAGCTTGAGGTGGTTTACCTTCTGGTAGCTTTTTTGGTTCGTCATTAACAACAGCAGCTTCCTCAACAATTATCAGTTGATCTGGCTGATAATTCATCGGAATGAAAGACGGATATGGACAGTTACTCACAACTCCGTTTGGATCGTCTATCAATAAATTTCTATTGCCAGTATTTTTTGTATCTCGATGAAAATATTTACAACCTATAGTCTCTACATTTAAAGGTTCATATTTAGGTAAAGATACTTGTGGAACATAGACTTGTGGTATTTCTATATTTGGAATATTTATTTCAGGTATTTCCAATTATAATCCAAGTTTTTTAGGTAAAGGAATTGATTTACCTGTTGTTTTTGGTAAGCCTTTTTCTAATACATTTGGCATCATTCCTTTTACATTACCCATTACCTGATTCATCATCTTCGCCTTGAACTGCTCAGATGTTACATATTTGTAAGTAAAGTAGCTGCCTCCAATAACAGATGAGACCATAATGAAAGAAAGGATGCTTAAAGCGTTTATTATTTTTTGAAACATGATAAAACTTGCTGTAATTAAAGCTATGTCTGTGATGAGCATAGCTGTTCTACTGCTCATTATAGGTTTATCACCTTTGTATGTCACTATGAGCCTTATGACAAGGCAGATGCAACATAAAAATAATTAAGACCAAGCAACACCTGTTGTCTGTACTGGTGTATTAATTAAATCAATTTCGTCTTTTAAACTTTTTTCTATTGCAGTCACTTCATCCGTTCCAAGATTATTTTTTACCCAATTAATCATTGTCGCCTCATCTGGTGTCTTAGCAGAAGAATCAAAAGCAATAAATTCTGATGGTAATGACTCTGGCTTTGTAAATATAACTTCACCTGTACGTCTTGCTTTCTCCTCTGATCCATCCATTCCTTTTACACGATAGACGACATTAGTAAAATAACCGTCAGATACATCACGCTTTGAACAAGTGCCGTTAATCTCCCAAGTGTAGGTAATAGCCATAATTTTAAATACTTTAGTTATATATTACGCTGTTTCTTGTAATTCGACACCATCAACCTTTTGTAATACGTCAATCACCTTTTGATTTGCATTTATATTTATTGCAATTTGATTAAATTCATTTTGTAGTGCCTGTATCTGCTGTGCCAACTGATTACGTTTTGCAATATCAGCTTCAAGTGTTGCTTTTGTTTCGTTCAGTAAATCCTGTGGTGTCATAAAAATTTAATATATAAAAGTATTATATTAAGCTGCTTCCAACGCAGCAACTTTCGTTTCTAGTACTTCAATTTTAGCTATAGATTCTTGTAATGCAGCAGTTAATAAAGGCACAAGTTTTGAATAATCTACTTGTTGATAGACAGGAGAAGCAGTATCTTTTACATCACCAATAGCTTTACCTTCTGGAATAGTATCATTTGCTTGATAATATACGGTTTCCACTTCATCTTTTGTTCCTAATGCAGCTTGTGAGTTTGGTGTTGTTTCTAATACTTCGTGTGCAAAAAATCCTTGACCTATTGTTGAATCATGTTTCCAAGTAAATTGATAAGGTTTTAATGATTTTACAGTTGTAAGTGCATTATTTATAGTAGTTGCATTTTCTTTTAATCTATAATCAGAGGATGTACTATAGGTGACGTTTCCAGAAGAAGGGTTAGACAGAACCATATTTCCACCACCAGAATGAACTACTTGAAATCTAACCGCCCCTGCAATACTTACTTTGTAAGCAGTATTATCAACAGAAGTATGCTCAAAACCACCTGAGCTGTTTATTTTTAAACGTTCTGAACCATTGGTTCTAAAATTCATAAAATCATCACCATGTTTATATTCAATAGATCCAATGATTGAATTAGCATCAGAGCTATCTGCTACGTCACCAAAATAAATACCACCATATAAATTGTTTGCACTATGAATTTGAAGCGCAGTAGATTCACCACCATGACCTAACATGAAATTTCTTGAATTTACATGGGTATAAACTGGGAATGAAGCATCATTACCAATTCCTATATTGTTAGATGAGTTTACAATAAAATCTGACTCAGCGTTTAAAGTATTAGCAGTTCCAGAGCCAGTAATAACTCTGTTATCAGCGTTGTTGTTTATTGTTGTACCACTACCCGAAATACCTGTCAGAGCAGAACCATCTCCCGCAAAAGCCGTTGCAGTACAAGTTCCTGTAACTGTAAATCCACCCGTTACCGTTTCTGCCTTCTTCGCATTATCGAAATATAGCTCTACTGCTCCATCTGGTATTAACTTAATGCTGTTTTCACCTGATTTAGCTCTTAACAATGTAGCGTTAGTACCATCACCATTTAAAGTTAAATTCGTTCCATCATGAAATAGTTCAGCATCATCACCAGCACCCATAAAAAATTTACCTGTATCAGATGCAAGTTTTATATTTCCATTATTTGCTGCTTGCACACCATTCGCAAAAGTCTCAAACTTTTTACTGTTGTCAAAATATAACTCTACGGCTCCGTCTAAAGTTCCAACAAAATAATTTTCTGTATTTTTAGCTGTTAATCGTATTTCATTTCCTCTTAAAGCTAGTTGACCAGTATTGTTAAATAGGATCGAGTTCGATCCATCATGATAAATTTCAAGATCCCCACCAGTTCCAAATTCTGCCTTTGCATTATCAGCAAACTCTAATTGGTTATCTGATTTATCAAAAACTATGTTTGCACTTGCACCTGTAAAAGTTACGTCCTCATTAAAGTTACTGGCAGCATCTACATCAACACCACCCGCAAGCGTAAATAAATTTACATATCCATTATTAGAGGTGTTACGCAATTTCATAATCCCTTCGTTTGTATCTGCAAAAAATTGTGTTGCAAAAGTTGTTGATGGCGCTGAAGACCCAGAATTATTTGTTGCTAAAGCTTGTAACGCACTATTGATGTCTGCTCTCACAACAGCACCCGTAGAATTGTCCACGGTCATATCATTTTGACTCATTTCTTAATCCAAAATTTTCTCTAAGTATATCTTAAACCACTATTAACTACCACGCCCGAAGCCTGTAGCTGCATATTTGAAGTTTCTGTTCACATTATTTCCGTTTAAATCTTTTACATCTATATCAAAGCCACTGCCAGTAATATTTGATAAAGTGAAGAAATCACCCTGAGATTGATTTTCTATTGTTATTCCTATCGAAGGTAAAACAGAATTTGCAGCGACACTTGTTCCTGATTGACCTGTAAAAAAGCTATTTGTAAAAGTAACAGATTTTGTAGAAACACCGCTTGCAATAAATCCACCAGTTGATGCTGCTGCATTACCTAAACTTGTTTCTGTTCTACTTTGTAATTCTGCTGTATAACCTAGCTGGTCAATCTCAATACTTTGGGCTGGATCATCAGAATCCATATCGCATCTAAATTTAAAACCTCTTGCAACAAAAGTTCCATTTACAAAAGGGTTAAACTGTGAAAACTCTGCTGAATATGTACAGTTTCCGCTAGTGGTTAAAGAAGTTGCAGAGGTTAATGTAAAAGTATTTGCATTTGGTACAGATTGAATTTCATAGTCTCCATCAACACCTGTTCCAGAAGTAAAGTCAACAGTTACAAAACTACCAGCAGAATATCCATGCGAGGACTTAGTGATAGTAATGGTTGTTCCTGATATTGCATAAGTAGCTGAAACTGACAAATCAGGGTCAGAATTTGTTGTTGCAACTAATAATTTAGCTCCAACATCAAAGGCAGTCGCACCATCAAAATCTGTCCAAGTATCTATATTCGCTGTCCTTTTGTCTATTAAGTCATTAGGCAAGAAACCTTGGGTTACAAAATGCCTTCTTAGATGTAAAGTTTGAACACCTCCCAAATCTAAAGTATTAGCAAAACTATATGAACCACCTGTTATATCAACAGCCCCTAGAAAATCAAAATCAGCTATCGCATCAAAATCAGTAACCCCATCTAATAATTCAAGAGATCCAAGAACAAGCCCATCCACTTCATCACTAAAAAAACAATCTACTTTTGTACCTTGGAAGGGGGGGCTGTCCAAATCTTCTCTATCTGTTAAAACTGTAATTTTAGGAAATACATCAGGTTGTGTATTTACATTTGTGATACTTGCTGTTCCAGAACTAAGCCTTCCACCATCATCTCGGAATTTTAAAAGATAAGTTCCGTTTACAATATTTGGCACAATCGACTCACTGATATTTCCAGAAAGTTGAGGCAAAACGTCCACTGCATTTGTAAAAGTTGCACCTGTTGTTAGGTTAGACGAGCGAATTACCACGTTTCCACCATGAATAACGTCAACATCTGTTGATTTATCAAAACGTAGTCGTACAAACTGATCTGATAAAGGCTCTATTTGTACATTCTGCACATCACCAGGTAAAGCAGTTTTACCAACAGTAGTGAATGTTGTTGTTGCTGGGTTTGTACTTGGTTTCCCAAGTGCGTTATAACTAAAAACTCTGACTTCATAAGTTCCGTTTAAAGTTTCAAAAATTGTGAAATCTGATCTTGATACACGTTCAGAAATGAAGTTTTCATTCTGGAATCTATATTGCACCATATATTCAGTGACACCGCTGACAGGCTGCCATTGAATAAATAATTTACTTACAGCCCTGTTATTTAATACCACAATCTGCTCTGTTCCCTGTAAGTTGCTTGGTGCATCTTTAAGAGCAGTTAAAGTTGTGATTGTTCTTGTTGGTAATGCTGTTCCATCTTCTACAAATGCATATTTATTAGGATCATGAACAACAGCAACTATTTGATAATTTAACAATTCTTGCTCAGTCACAGATACAACTCTAAAAGTTTGAAGCTGAACAGATGTATTTTCTATCACCCAAACACTGTTTGTTTGTGGCACTGAACTAAACGCGGAATCAACAGTGATGGTTGCTCCTAAGACAGAACTTATTGTCTTAGTTTCCAAAGAGCCGTCAGATAAAATAACAGATAATGTTGCTGAACCTGATGTCGCTAAATCTGTGTTGTTTTGATCGTCAACAATAATCTGTGTTGTAGAAACTCCTGTTTTTATACGTCCTCCTCTTCTCACCCCTGCTCTCATAGGATCTGCAATGTTTATCACAGTTCCAACTCTTACTATTGTTCCGCTTTCTAAGGATGCTGTGAATGTAACTGTTTCTGCTTCGTTGTTTTGAGTATATAAAAACCAACGTCCAAGTCTTGCAGCTTGGCCTCTTGATGTACAGGCAAAGCCATTTAAGTTTTTTGTTACAATGCCATATTTAGCCTGTAAAGCGGTATCTTCCACAGTCTCATAATCTACCTCTGCTGTTTCCATATCAAAGTAGGAAACATTAACAACAGTGTATTTTGTATCTTTACTTGCACTTGAATAAGAAAAACCAGCTTCAGAAACATTACTTAAATTGTAGATATAGCTTGCATCTGTGGGTTTATCACAGCTTATATTTACCGCCCCTGCTGAATAAAAAGGCATTGCTCTCATAACAGAGGCAAGATTATTTATGGTATCGTATGCAGCCCTTTGAGAATTAAGAACTACATTACAAGAAAATCTGGCCTCCGTATTTCCAGTGCCAGTTCCATCATCTACTTGTTCGCTTGCATATTGACTGGCAGAGAAAAAGCTAAAAACATCTAATGATGATTCTGCAATATGATCTCCAAAACCTTTAGAAGTAGTTAATAGATCATACAAAATCCAAGCTGGATCATTTGAATATTCTTTATCTGTTTTAAAAGTTCCGTTAAATGTACCGCTATAGCTTATAGATCCATCAGCCCTGACAGTTCCATTATGAGGTATTTTTATCTTTGTTCCTCTAATTCTATACATACGTCTTGGCTGATTTGGAAAGGTTTCAGCGTCAAAACGTAAAGCTAAATGAGCAAAATTTGCATAAGCTCTTGATTCGTTAATTATTTCTGTAAAAGATGACCATTGAAAACTATCTTGCAGTGTGGTTTCTGTACTGTCTGCTGTGGTTCTATTTACTCTGATAGTGACAGGGAAGCTAGTCCCAGATGGCAAGTTAATTTTATAATCCCTAAAATATGTGCTTGCTGTTCTTCCTTTTACAGTGTCAGTTATAACAGTTGTTGTTGTGCCATCATTTTCTATTGTTTGAATTGTAAGAGCAACTTCAGCACCATTTATATCGCCATTATCTTCAAACTTTTGCAGTGTAGGAAAACCAAGAGTAACTCTTACAGCATCAATATTCGTATCTGTTATCTGCCTCGAAACTGGTGTTGATTGTGTTACAGTTACACCTACGCTGGTTTCTGATTCTGTCTCTGAAATACCAGCAATCGCTGTTTGATCTGAAGTACCAAATCTAGGTTCAAAAGAAATATTCTGAAAATTAAAATCTTCATCAGTTGGACTTGTGCCAGCGGCTTGTTGTAATACCTGAGTATTATTTAAAAATACGTCTTTGAGAGCAGATATGTTATATTCAGTCGAACCTTTACTACCTGTAGCACTAGGAAAGCCCTCTATTTCTCCTGATCCTAGTAATTCAATCAGCGTTTGAAATTGTTTTGATTGAAGTGCATCTTTGGGTAAGTTAGGATCTGGAATACCCATTAATTCTGCTATAGCAGGAAACATACCTGATGCGATACCACCAAAAAACGGCATTATGTTGTACCCTCCACTTGTACAGTATCAACACCAGAACTGATTACAACTGAACCTGTAAAAACTTCTCCATATATTATTGGAATTGGGACACCAGCCCTTGCTACGTTTTGTATTGACCCAAAACCAAAAGATTGAAATGTAGGATCATTCTGTGAAAAGCTATCAGCCATAACACCACTTGGAATATCTTGGCGAGGCATAAGAAGGTTTGATGCCTCATTAATAAGCATAGATGTACCTATAGCAGTGAAAATAGGAGCAACCATTGAACCAATAGTCAAGCCAGCAATCGTAGCTCCACTACCTAAAGCTGTAAACAAACCTCCAACAACAACTCCTTTTGCACCTATAGCAATAGGAATTATCTGTATATCTTCATCACTTTGTAAATTCAATAAATCCTCTGTAATATCCATACCACCCATTTTTATTTTATATATTTGATTCATCATGTGATTTTCAACCTCTGGAAAATTTGCAATCAAAAAATGAAATGCTTGTTTTGGACTTGTAACAGCAGCTTCAAAATAAGACTGTCCAAGAAACTTTCTTAATCTGCCATAAACTTTTATTTTTTTAAGCTTCATATCTATAAACTTTTTTTGTGGCTTCTATATATCTTAAA